TGGTGACTTACCGGCACCTCCTGCAGATTTAGGTACACCTGCCCCACCGGCACCTCCTGCAGATTTAGGTACACCTGCCCCACCGGCACCTCCTGCAGATTTAGGTACACCTGCCCCACCGGCACCCGATTTAGGAATGCCACCAATGGGGGGTGAAGAAGGAGCACCGGCACCTGATATGGGAATGCCACCGGCACCTGATATGGGAATGCCACCGGCATCTGATATGGGAATGCCACCGGCACCCGATTTAGGAATGCCACCAATGGGGGGTGAAGAAGGAGCACCGGCACCTGATATGGGAATGACACCAATGGGGGGTGAAGAAGGTGAAGAAGGAGGTCCTGTTGGGTTAAAAACTATACAAAAATTAACAGGGAGACTAAGTCAAAAAATAAGATCATTTGATAAAGATAAAGGAATGGATTCGCAAGACATAAAATATGTTGTAAATTCTATATTATCTGCAATAGACTTATCAAAATTAGATGAGGATGATAAAGAAGATATTTTGGATAAGTTTGATTCTTTTGAAGATTACGGAATGGGAGAAGAAGGAGATTTAGATTTGGGTGCCGAAGATGAGTTTGGTATGGGAATGCCACCAATGGGAGGTGAATCTGAAGGTATGGGAAGTGAGGAATTACCTGCACCACCAGCACCTGAAGAAACATTTGCAGAATCTAGAGTCGAAAAAGTATTATCTAAGTATTTTAAAATTAATGAAAACGAAAAACCAATTTTAGAAGAAAAAAGAAAAAAAGATTTTATAAATGAAAAACTAAAAAGAGTAAAAATTAATAATGAAATTACTAATCTTTCTGAAACAAGAAAACAAGAATTAGTTGCTAAAAAATTATTTTCTGAGAATTTAAATATAAAATTTGTTGGTAAAACAAATAAAGAGAATTTAGTTTTTACAATAAAAGGTAAACAAATAAAAGTTACACCAAACGGTAGAGTTATATGAATTTAGTTTACGTTAACGAATTAGGTCCAAATTATAAAGGTGATAATTTATATGAATTTATTTTTTCGGATGTTGATGATGTTTGGGGGGAAGATTGGGATGCTGAACCAGCGGCAGGTAAACCATTACCTCCTGATGTTAATTATATAAAAACTGTTGGGGTACTTAAAAATTCAGAAATTAGTTTAACATTAATACAAGACTCAGATTTTTTTGGTGTGTATGATGCTATCGATGGTGTTATATCATTGGCTTGGGAAAAGTCCGATAGTGATGAAATTTTAATTAATAAAAGAAAAAGATTAGTTTTCCAATATGGGGAATCTATCGAAAGTGTTGAGAATAAATTATACGAAAGAGATATCGTATTAAAATGGGAAAAAAATTTAGTGAGCGATGAAACATATGAATCCTAAAATGGTATTCCTTTTAAAAGAGGGGGTTTCTATTATTACTCTTGAGAATATGAATAGTTCTCAGATATCATTATTATACGAAAAAGTAAAAAAATCTAAAAAGGAGACTAAGGAAGCGGTAACAAAAACTACAACTAGTACAACATATTCAAATGATGAGGTTAAAGGTAAAACTTTTAGTAAAGATGATGACGTTAACGTTACAATTAACCAAGATGATACAGTAACAGTCACTAAGGAAGGTGAAGTAACTGAAAAATCTGTATCTAAAAAACAAAGGGGATTAATGGGTGCCGCTTATTCTGTAGAAAAAGGAGATAAAGAATTAAAAGACATCCCTAATAGTTATAGAGGAAAAGTAAAAAAAGTTGTAGGATCAATGTCAAAAAAACAGATAGGTGATTTTGCTAAAACATCAGACAAAGAAATTGGGGAAAAGAAAGTTAATAAAGAGGACGTTAAAAAACTTGAAGAGAGTATTCTTAAATTGGTTGAATCACATATTCACCCTAATATAACAAAATCTGAACTGTTAAATACAATTAAAAAGTATAAAAGATAATGAATGTCTTTATCAAAAGAACAAATATTATTAGAATATGCTAAATGCGTAAAAGACACACCATACGCATTAAAAACTTATCTTCAAACATACGATAATACACAATCTAAATATGTACCATTAGAATTATTTAATGATCAGGTTACGTTGGTTAACGATTACGACACTTCTGAAGAAAATATAGCACTAAAGTACCGACAAGCGGGAGTATCAACAGTAACATCAGCATGGGCTTCTAAAAGATTAGTATTCGCCCGTAAAGAAAAACCTGAAAAAATTCTAATTATTGCAAATAAGATGGATACCGCTGTTGAGATGGCTAATAAAGTTCGTTCGTTTGTCGAACAATGGCCTAAATGGTTAGGAGTGACTTTTTCAGCAGAAAAAAACTCACAAAGACATTTTAAACTAACAAATGGATGTGAAGTTAAAGCGGTTGCAACATCAAAAGATGCCTTAAGAGGGTATACACCAACAATATTAATTTTTGATGAGGCGGCATATATAAATGCCGATGAAGACTTTTGGTCGGCTTGTATGGCGTCCCTTTCAACAGGAGGTAAAGTAATTGTTATTTCAACACCAAACGGATTCGATCCGATATACTACTCAATTTATAGTCAGGCAGTTAAAGGTATGAATGACTTTAAAATAACAGAAATGTATTGGTTTAGGGATCCAAGATATTCTAAAGATTTAAAACTTATCAAATGTGATGATATAGTTCATTATATGCTTAATCGGACTGACTATAAAGATAGTGAAATTACTGTTGACTACTCCGACATAAAAGTAAGTGACAGGGATTTTGAAGAAATAAAGAAAAAAGTCGAAAATGAAGGATACAAGGCTTATAGTTCGTGGTTTGAAAACATGGCAAAAAAATTAAAATTTGATAAAAGAAAAATTTCACAAGAATTAGAATGTAACTTTTTAGGCTCGGGAGATAATGTTATCCCTACAGAGACTATGAAAAAAATAAAAGAAAAATATATAAGAGAACCTGAAAATAAAATGATGGGTGGTGCTCTTTGGCAATGGAAAGAACCTATTGAGGGACATAGATATATAATGGGTGTTGACGTTTCTCGTGGCGATAGTGAAGATTTTAGTACTTTAATAGTTATTGATTTTGATGAGCGAGAACAAGTATTAGAATATGTTGGTAAGGTACCGCCTGACGTATTAGCCGAAATTGCATACAAATGGGGTACAATGTATAACTCTTTCATAGTAATAGATATTACTGGAGGTATGGGAGTTTCCACCTCAAGAAAGTTACAAGAATTAGGTTATAAAAATTTATATGTTGATGGTGTAAATCCCGCCGATAAATGGAAATGGGATCCAAAAGCACAAGATAAGATACCAGGAATAAATTTTAATTCCAAAAGAGTATTAATTGTGCAGGCGTTTGAAGAGGCATTAAGGTTTGATTTTGCTTTAAGATCACAAAGATTGTTTAATGAGTTAAACACTTTTGTGTATGTAAATGGTAGACCTGACCACCAAAAGGGACAACATGATGATTTAATAATGTCATTAGCTATGGCAATATACGTTGGTGAGACATCTTTTGCTGAATTAGAAAAATCCACACAACAGGCAAAGGCAATGATAGATTCTTGGACTACGGAGACTAACACATTTAAAGAATCTTCTCAGAATTTTAACCCTGGATTACCTGTTGATCCAAACAATAATTTCGGGTATGGTAGGAATCAACCAACTAAAAGTGATTATGAAAACTATTTATGGTTATTCGGTGGTAAAAGGGTTTAATTTAAATTAAACGATACTACTTTTTAAAAAATATGTAATATGGCACAAGAAAAATATACTGTTTGGCAAAGATTGAGTAAGGCGTTCGGTCCAAACTCAACTATGGATCAACAATCACCTGTATTTAAGTTTGACAAAAAAGAACTATTAAAAACAACAGACAAAACTGAATTCGAAAAAGAAAAATTACAAGCGCAACAAACAATGTACATTGGTAAACAATGGCAAAAAGTTGAAAGTAATTTATATCAACAAGCGGTTTATTATGAACCAACAAGGATGGCGTCATATTATGATTACGAATCTATGGAATACACTCCTGAAATATCTGCTGCGTTAGATATATATGCCGAAGAGTCAACAACTCCCGATCAAGACGGACACATTATAAAGATTTATTCAGAATCAAAAAGAATTAAATCGGTATTAACAGATTTATTTATAAGTAAATTAGATATTAATACAAACCTACCTATGTGGACTAGAAACACATGTAAATTTGGGGATAATTTTATATATCTAAAATTGGATCCAGAAAAAGGAATTGTCGGGTGTCAACAATTACCTAATATCCAAATAGAAAGGTTAGAAAAAGGTATGAGATTTCAACCTGATAAGTATTCCCAAGAAATGGAAAACGATGCATTAAAGTTTGTTTGGAAAGAAAAAAATATGGAATTTAATACTTGGGAGATTGGACATTTTAGAATACTTGGTGACGATAGAAAACTACCTTATGGTACATCAATGTTAGAAAAGGCTAGACGTATTTGGAAACAATTATTACTTTCTGAAGATGCCATGTTAATTTATAGGGTATCAAGAGCCCCTGAACGAAGAGTTTTTAAAGTCTTTGTTGGTAACATGGACGACAAAGATGTTGATGCTTATGTACAAAGAGTTGCTTCTAAATTTAAAAGAGATCAGATTGCGGATCCTAAAACAGGTAACGTAGATATGAGATATAATCAATTGGCGGTTGATCAAGATTTCTTTATTCCTGTAAGAGATGCGGGAGCAACTAACCCCATTGAGACACTACCTGGTGGTACTAACTTAGCGGAAATTGCCGATATAGAGTACATCCAAAAGAAATTAGTAACAGCACTTAGAATACCAAAAGCATATTTAGGTTTTGAAGAGGCGGTTGGGGATGGTAAAAACCTTTCTTTACTTGATATTAGATTTGCAAGAACAATTAATAGAATTCAAAAATCTATGATTGCTGAATTAAATAAAATTGCAATCATACATTTATTTTTATTAGGTTTTGAAGATGAGTTAACTAATTTTACTTTAGGTTTACATAACCCATCAAAACAAGCGGATTTATTATCTGTAGAATTATGGAAAGAAAAAATAACGTTGTTTAAGGATGCCGTATCACCTATTCAAGATTCAGTTGCTCCTGTTTCAGCATCTTGGGCTAAAAAACACATTTTAGGATTCTCTGATGAAGAAATTAGACTTGATTTACAACAACAAAGAATAGAACGAGCGGTTTCTGCTGAACTTGGGAAAACTGCTGAAGTTATTACTAAAACAGGGGTATTCGATAACATTGATAATCTATACGGTAAAAAAGAAGGTGAAAAAGGTGCAGAAGCTGGTGGAGATAGTGGAGACAGTGGAGGATCTACACCTCCACCACCATCAGGAGGATCAGAACCACCATCAGGAGGACCCGAACCACCAACAACCGAAAGATTGGTTAGAAGTGACTTAGATTTATTAATTGAAGAGAATTTATTTAGTGGTAAAAATTACATGGATTTATCAAAAGGAAGAAATTCTTTAATTGAAATAGACGACAGATTGAAAAATTTAATAGATAAGTAATATTTATCAATAAAAAGACATGAGTACATTTGGAACTATAAAAACAAAAATAGAAAATACCGCTATTGAATTAGCTAAAAAACCTGAGTTCAAAAGGTTTATGTTTGAGTTCAAACACATTGTTTTAGAAGATAAAGACTTATCAGAACTTTATTATATCTATGACGATTTATCTTCAAACAAAAGATTACCTATTGATATTGCGAATGATTACATTAACGAATCTATTGAATATTCACAAATTCTATTAGAAAGTCAAACTAAAAAGTTGAATGATGTAAATACATGGATTAATTCTTGGAATAAAACCACATCAAATAATTATTTCGACATTGATACTGCAATATACAAAACTGGTATAAAAAATTTAGAATCAGTTTTAGAGTCTAAAAAAAATATTAAAAAAACTTTAATAAGCGAGGAGAAAACAAATATTAAAGAAAGTATTAATTTACCAATAAGTTCTATGGTGACTATAGCAAATAAAACATTATCAAAACAATTTTCAAATTTATCAGAAGGAGATAGAAAAGAATTGAAAGAAATAATGTCTTTAGATAAAGTCGAGTTGAAGAAAGAGATGAGTAAATTAAAAGAAGATGTTAAATTAAAATTAAAAAATACTTTGAACGAAAGTAGTGATTCTGAATTACAAAATAAAATTAATCAAACAATAAATAAAATAATGGAAACAAAATGTAACCATTATGATTATTATAAACTTAAAAAATTAAGTTTGGGGTTATGACAAAATTTTTTAAATCGTTGATGGGTTCTGGTCCGACAACACTATCATCAAAAAGATTCACAGGTATCATTTGTGTGGTTTCATTAGTTATCTGTTTATTCGTATCCTTATTTTCAGGAGGGAAATTAACACCAAATGAATCGTTAATAGATGTTATTGCATTATTATCTTTTGGTTCTTTAGGTTTGACATCAACAGAAGCTATATTTGGTAAAAAAAATGAACCTAAAAAAGAAGAAACTCAAGAAGAGAGTTGATTTTTTTGTTTGTATTGTGCTTTTTTAATCTCAGCCCTTCGTTTCACGGAGGGTTTTTTATATTCCTGTCTTTCTTGTAATTTTTGAATTTGTTTTGTTTTATAAACTTTAAATTTATAATTTTTCAAAGCCTGCTCTATAGACTTTTCATTTTTAACTTGCACTATAATCATATTTTTTTCCTTTTATGTTATAAATATAAGTAATTTTTTCAAATTTTGACAACACAAAAAAGTTTTATTATATTTTTTTAAACAATAAACGTATAACGTATGAAGAATGAAAAAAGGAAAAACATCAAAATTAAATCTTTTTGATGAAGCAAAGTGTCACTATGGAACAGTTGATTCCAAAAATTTTAAATCAATTTATATTGTATTACAAACATGGATTGAACCGATAGTAGAACACAGTAATTGGAATAAAATAATAGGGGAACTAAAACGTCAAATATTACACACTTTATTAGAAGTTGCTGACCCTACCACATTTGAAAAAAAATATATAGTAGATTTGGATTTAAGAACAAGTGGGATACAAAAAAATAAAAAAAGTTTTCTAAATCTTGAAATAACGTTATTTATGAGTAATCAAAATATTAATTTTAAATCATTAATTTTGAGGGTAAAAATAAAAAGAATTTTAGAATCGATTTATGTTGACGATTTAAAAAACTCAAAGTATTTCATATTAAGTATAACGAAATTGAAAGAAACTGTAAGTATATAATATTTATCATTAAAAACGATTATGAAAATATTAGGACCTAAAGATACAGGAAAGGGTATATTAGTTGAGTGGGATGCTGGGGTTATTAACCCTAATGACTTTAGAAATAGTCAGGTTATTAAAGAATCCTACGGACAATTAGATCATTCTAAACCATTTGTATTTTATGCAACATTACAAAAGCATGGTGTACCAAATAGAAATGGTAGAGTATACCCTGAAAAAATCTTAAAAAGAGAAGCTGAAAAATATAAAGATATGATTAATAGGGGTATGTCAATTTCAGAATTGAATCACCCTGAGTCCTCATTAATTGATTTAGATAGAGTCGCACATATTATTACAGATATTTGGTGGGAAGATAACGTTCTCATGGGTAAAATAAAATTACTAACCACACCAGGATTTCATGAAAGAGGTATTGTATCATCTAAGGGGGATGTTGCTGCTAACATGATGAGACAAGGGGTTACTATGGGAGTATCTTCAAGAGGTGTTGGTTCCCTTGTTAAAAAGGGTGAACAAAATGAAGTACAAGATGACTTTGAATTAATTTGTTTTGATTTAGTTTCATCACCATCAACTCCAGGTGCATACCTTTATTTAAATCAAGATGATAAATCGAAATATGAAGAAAAACTTGAGGAACATAAAGTAGAAAATTCAAACACAGGAATAGATAAATCTATTGACTTAATGAGAAGATTATCCGATTATTTGGATAAATAAAAAATTTAAGACATGGATGAAAAATATTTTGTAGCAAGAGTAACTACTGATATGGTAGATGAAAACACAGGTAAAGTTAAAAAAATTAAAGAAGAAAAATTAGTAAAAGGTTATTCGCCAACAGATGTAGAGGCTAAAGTAACTAAAGCTTATGAGACTTACACTATGGATTGGAGAATTACAGCAATAGTAGAAAGTAAAATTGATGAGGTTATAGAATAATTTTTTTATTAAAAACTTAGTTTAAAAAAGGGATGATATTTTTACTATCCCTTTTTTTTATTGCTTAAACATACTAAAATCTAACATTTTTTTTACTTTTTTAAAAGTATGATATATTTATTGAATAAATAAACGCACAGCGAATTGCATAATACTATGAGTATGGAAAAAAATAATTCAATAGTGGAGGAAGCCCTTCTACAAATGAAGGCGGTTGAGGACGCTATTAATGAGAATGCAAAAGGAATACTTGCTTCTACAATGAAGGAAGAAATCAGTGAATTAGTAAGGGAATCTTTAGGGGGTTCAAAAAAATCAAAAAAGTCTTTGTTTGAACAAGAAGAAGATGACGACGACACAACAGAATATGACGACGACACAACAGAAGATGACGACGACGACGTAGAAGACTTTGATGATACTGAGTTCGATGCCGAAGTAGGGGTAATGCCTACAGACGTACCGAATGATAATCAAGACGCCATGGCTCCTTTGGACATGACTCAATCACCAATGTCTGATGTAATTAAAGTATTTAAGGCAATGGGAGATGAGGACGGAATAATTGTTAAAAAAGATGAAGGTGGAAATATTCACTTAAGTGATACTAACAAAGATTCTGAATATTATATTCAAATGGACGAAATGGAAAATAACGTTACACCAATGAGAGCACAAACAAACGAAAGTGTTTTATATGAGTTACGTTTTGACGATAGTAAAAATCCTATGGGAGATAGTTTTGAAATGAGATCATATGAAGATGATGATGATGATGATGATAATGATTTTGAAGAATTATCTTATGAATTTGATGAAGCTGTCGATCCTACAGATACTTCACAGGAAACTGGAGCAGCATTTACTGCAGAAGGAAAACGTGACGAAGTTGTTTATGAGCTTGAAATCGGCGAAAACTTTAAACCAAAAGGTAGAATCGGTAAAATGAAATTTAAATACCCTTCGAAACTTAAAAAAGGTGTTACCGAAATGGGTGACATGGAAAAGGAAAAGGAGTGGAACGAATCATCATATGATCCATTTGTTGAAAAAGAAGAAGGTATTATGTCTGATAAAGACGGAATGATTAAAATTGATTATACAAAAGATGGTGAAACTGTAGAAGCGGCAAGAACACTTGGAAATGGAAGAAAATGGGGTAGAAAAGGTTTACCAAAACCAAGAACCGCACCAAGACATTTAGAGGTAGAATCAGTTAACAGAGAAGTTAATTTATTAAGAGAGAAAAATGAAGAGTACAGAAAAGCACTTGATTTCTTCAGAAATAAATTAAACGAAGTTGCTGTTTTCAATTCTAACTTGGCTTACTCAACAAGATTGTTCACAGAGCACACAACAACTAAACAAGAAAAGATAAACATTTTAAGAAGATTTGATAACGTTAATTCAATCAAAGAATCAAAAAATCTTTATCAAACAATTAAATCGGAATTAGGATCTGAATCAACAAATACTGGAGTATTTACTGAATCTATTGAAAGAAAAGTAATTAAAACTCCACAAAGTGGTTCAGCAAGTAATTTGATTGAAACTAAAACTTATGAGAATCCTCAGTTTTTAAGAATGAAGGATTTGATGGCAAAAATAAAATAAACAAATAAAAATAAACTCAATTTAAAAATAAAAAAATGGGAGCATTATTAGAATCAGGTCTTGTAGGTAACATTGGGTTGAAACACCTTAAAGTTATCAAAGAAGATACAATTAACAAATGGGATAGATTAGGATTCCTAGACGGTCTAAGAGGACACGTTAAAGAGAACATGGCACAATTATATGAAAACCAAGCATCTCACTTAATCAATGAAGCAGCATCTACTGATAGTTCAGGTTCTTTCGAAACTGTAGTATTTCCTATCGTAAGAAGAGTATTCTCTAAATTGTTGGCTAATGACTTAGTTTCTGTACAAGCAATGAACTTACCTATCGGTAAATTGTTCTACTTTGTACCAAGAATCCAAGGTTATGAGACAGGTCAAGAACAAACCGCAGCTAACGAATATGATGGTTATGGAACTCACTACTCACCTGTTGGTGCACCTAATAACACTACAGGTATTGGTGCAGGATATCCAGGTGGTTCAGGAACTTCATTCAAGAAAAATCTTTATGATTTATTCTACGAAGGTGCTGAAGGACAATTAGATCCTCCAGGAGTATTTGACTACTCTAAAGGTAAATGGACTGCAGTAACTCAAGACGCTACTGTACAAGTATGGAACGGTTCATCATTAACAGGAGCCACTAATGAATTTGCAAGTGGTGATAACGTAAGAAAAGTTATTGTTAAACTTTGCGGATGGACTCCAATTGCTGGCAACGGTAAATTAATCGGTCCTGATGGTTCTGAAGTTGATTCTGAAACTTTCCTTTCTGACTTAAGAGTTTTCGCTAATTCTAACGGTAACGTGTTTGACACTACTCCATGTGATACAGTATTTAATGCAGCTGGTGATCCTAACTCATTATTGTTTAGAGTTGTTACTCAACAATACGGACAAGGAATTGTTTCACCTACATCAACATTAACTCCTGTTCCTTACCCAGGTGAAGGTAATGGTGGTTCATACTACAACATTTGTTCTCAAGACGGATGTATCTATTTAGAAGTTGATTTATCATGTCCAGCATGTGCTAATTGTGGTTCAACATCTTTAGATGGTTATACAGGTTCTACTTTAAACGATACTTTAAATGGTGATGCATTTACTGTAGTTTGGAGAAGATACGCTAACTTAGAATTCGAAGATCAAATTGGTGAGGTTTCTTTCGATTTAGAATCAGTAACTGTTTCTGTAACTGAAAGAAAACTAAGAGCACAATGGTCACCTGAATTGGCACAAGACGTTTCAGCATTCCATAACATCGACGCTGAAGCTGAATTAACAGCTTTATTGTCTGAGCAAGTGGCGGCTGAAATCGATAGAGAAATCTTGAGAGACCTTAGAAAAGGAGCGGCTTGGAACTTACGTTGGGATTACAACGGATGGAGAAGAGTACAAGGAGTTAATTCTTACACTCAAAAAGATTGGAACCAAACGTTGATTACAGCAATCAACCAATTGTCAGCACAAATCCACAAATCTACTTTGAGAGGTGGTGCTAACTGGATCGTTGTATCTTCTGAGGTTTCTGCAATCTTTGATGACTTAGAATACTTCCACGTATCTAACGCTTCACCTGAGCAAGATCAATACAACATGGGTATTGAAAGAGTTGGTACATTAGCAGGAAGATACCAAGTGTATAGAGACCCTTACTTCCCATCAAATCAAATTTTGATTGGACACAAAGGTTCTTCATTGTTAGACACAGGTTATGTTTACGCACCGTACGTACCTCTACAATTAACACCTACAATGTATAACCCATTCAACTTCACACCTATCAAAGGTATTATGACAAGATACGCTAAGAAAATGGTTAACAACCGTTTCTACGGACGTATCACAGTTGATGGAGTTAGAACATTCGACTTACGAGAATTGAGATAATCAATATCTTAAATATCTACGGAAAGGAGACAAGAAATTGTCTCCTTTTTTGTTATATGTTAATTTAAATAGACATTTTAAACAATTAAAAGATAAATGACTTTACAATAAAATATAATCTAAATATTTATTAGATATTAACATTTATTTTTATGAAAAAACTATTTTTATTTTTATCGCTTCTAATAACTTTAGTCGTTAGAACACAATGCAACAATTATCGAATTTACGAAAGTTTTACAAGTACATTACCAACCCAAGGAGGTACATGGGCTCAGACTTCAATTACATACAGCACTGCATCTTTAAGAACTGGTACACACAATCTATCCTTCAATGGTGCTGGTGATATTATTCGAACACCTCAAATAGCAAATCCTGGAGTGGTTTCGTTTTGGTTTAGACGAAGCAACACTAGTGCAACTCACGGATTCGTTGTAGAAACATCCCCAGATGGTACAACCTGGACATCTAGGAACACATATTCAGGCACAATGTCAACTACATACGTACAACGAGTAGTTGATTTAACTAGTTTAAGTTTAACTAATGTGTTTATTCGGGTAAGAGATACTAGAGTATCTGGAACAAATTTATGGTATTTAGATGATTTTGGAGTTACTTCAACCTCATCATCTACTAATACATTGATACCTATTTTAGGTGCTTGTACCCAAACATTAAATTCATCTTTAACGTATTCCCTCTCTGATGATGGTGGACCTGCAGGTCCTACTTCGACAGGATATGGTAATAGTGTAAATAGAACAATTACCTTAACGCCATCTGATAATACAAAGAAATTACAATTAAATTTTAGTCAATTGGATTTGGAAACGAGTTACGATTATTTATACATTTATGATGGTGCAAACACATCAGCTCCGTTGCTTGCAACCTTGAATGGTACAACAATACCAAGTGCGATAACCGCAGAGAATGCAGCAGGACAATTAACAATAAGATGGACTACAGATATTTCAAATGTTGGTACTTGGGGCGGATTTTTGGCAAGCATCACATCAGTAACCATATGTACAACACCAACAAATGGGGGAACATTATCATCAACAAAAACTAATACAGTAGTTAATGATGCAACAACACTTACAACTTCCGGAAATGGTGGAACTATAACTAAATTAGAATGGTCATTTAATAATTTTACGAGTGTTGCGGGATCTGTATCGAGCCCCTCCAATCCATATACTATTATAATGAATGTTCAACAATCACAGATTTATTTTAGAACAACATCAAAAGATGGTACTTGTCCTTCGGGCAATTCAAATATTGTAACAGTTAATTTAAGTAATGCAACACCATATACTACCGCTAGCGGATCTTATGGAATACAAGATGGTGATTATATCTCTAACGTAACTTTAGCAAACATAAACAACACCTCAACAAATGATGGTGATTCTTATCAAAATTTTAAATCCCAAGTTATTGAATTAACGAAAGGAGAACCATATGGTTTATCAGTTACCGCAACAAACACTTTCGATCCCGGTCAGGGATACGCTGCGTGGATTGATTGGAATGGAGATGGGGTTTTTCAAACCTCAGAAAACATAATGCAAAAAGCACCTGCTAATAGTACTTCACAATTATTTACAGTACCATTAGATGCATTTACAGGAGATGTTATAATGAGAGTTCTATCAGTTTGGAATACAACACCATCAACTGATGCTTACTCAGCAGTAGCATATAGATGGGGTGAAATAGAGGAATATACGGTGAGATTATCTGATCCTATCGCACTGCCAGTGGAATTAACACAATTTGAGGCGATACCTTATCCACAATTTAACGTTGTTAAATGGGTAACCGCAAGTGAAAATAACTCAAGTCATTTTGATTTAGAATCAAGTACTGACGGTGAAAATTGGAGAAAGATTACAACTAAATTTGCCGCAGGTAATTCTACACAAGAAATAAAATATTCTTATATTGATTATAACTTAAATCCTGTAACATATTATAGATTAAAACAATTTGATATTGACGGACAATTTAAAACTTATGGACCGATATCAGTAACAAAAACAATAACTGATAAAAAAATTGTCAAGTACATAAATTTAATGGGTCAAGAAGTAAACCCTGATAATACAACAGGCGTTATAATTGAAATCTATGATGATGGGACTATGAAAAAAAAGATTAGGTAGATGAATAGATGGGATATGTTTGAAAGGTTGTTTACATCGGTAATTGCGGTAATCCAACCTTTTATCATTTATTTCCTAAACGGTGACAATCACGCAATATCAAGAGCATGGGACACACCACTACAACCTTTATTTATTATCACAAATACACTTGTCAGTTTTTTCTTTTTTAAATTACCTAAATGGAGAATACCCGCAACACTACTACTTCTTTTAACTTCTTTTTCTGTTACTAACCATTTTATATTACATAATATTTTTGCAATACTATTTTTTATTTTCTCTGCCGTTTCTTTATGGAGTATAAAAAAGTTTAGATATTATTTTTTTATATTTTTGATGTCCGCAGTTTTTTTATTTGACGGTTTATTTTGGGCTGAGACTTGGGGTATTATAACATTAGTGTTTTATCATACACATTTAACCATATATAGATATTTATTAGAAAAAAGAAGATGAATTTAGATTTAATTATTAAAAAGGTATTAAAAGAAGCGACAGGTAATGGTAATAAGGGATCTTATGTTTCTCCATTATTACCAGGATATAGAGAATTTGAACCGAATATAAACGCCCCATTTATTAATTACGCAACAGAATGGGACGACCCTATGTTAGATCACGATAGTATGGACGGTAAAATGTCAACAAAAAAAAGTGAAATTAAAAAAAGAGAAAATAGAGCAGAAAAAATTGCAAAATTTATTAAAAATAATCCTGACTCGTTTGCATGGGACGGAGATGCTGGAATTATGAACTCTTTACCAGGTAAAAATATAAACGCAAAACCGATTAAAAATTTCGATCCAAAAAAAACAGTAGTAAAACTTGGTGAATGGGTTGAGTTAAATAAAATACCTTTAAATGAGGATTTAGCAGTATGGTTTGGTAAAAAGAAAAAACCAAAAGGTTCAAAACAACCAAAAGGTCCTTGGGTTGATATTTGTAGAAAAGTCGATGGTAAACACCCACCTTGTGGAAGAAGTGATGCTGATAAAGGTTCTTATCCTAAATGTCGGGCGGCTGGGGTTGCTGGTAAAATGTCTGATTCACAAAAAAGAGCAGCATGTCAACAAAAAAGAAGGGCAGAAAAAAATGACTCACAATCAGGAAAAGGACAAAAACCTGTTATGACATCTTATAAAACAAAAAAGACTCAAAAAGAGTCTTTAGATATTATTGTTAGAAATATTTTAAGTAATATTTAACAATAACTACCAGAACACCTTTTTTTACCATCAAGACCTGGTTTTGTACCTTTACATACTTGTACTGCGTAACCATTAGCATAAGCACTTGGGTATACGTCAAATTTTGACTTTGCGGCTGCCTTACCTCTTGCACAAAGTTTAGTTCCTGTTTTTTTTCTACCTTCTTCTAACGTATCGTCTTCTTCATAATTGTCATCATCACCATTTGTTTCATTCATAATAAAATCAAATACTTGATCCATATTATTTTTTGCTTCTGCAATATGATCCTGAGCCCAATCATGTCCATGTTCTAAGATATTCTCTATTTCTTCTTTATCCATATCTAATAACATTTCACATTGACGTTTCATTTGCTCTAAGTTAGAAAAGAACATATATCTACTTGACTCGTGTTCTTCTCTAATAACTTTTCTAATAATTCTATCTATATTCATAATATTACGCATATAATCCGTTAGTTCCTCCTAATTGAACCATGTTTAGTTGTGTTACCGTACCTCCTGTTAAATCACTAAAAACTGGATGTGGCGGTATTATTTGTATCGATTCAAGACCTGTTGCTCCAGAACTACATACTAATTGACAAATTATATTTTCTGTACCTGCACTTGTGTTTGCCATTTTTTCTATTTTTTATTTTTTATTTACTATTTGAAATTGTAACTCTCTTTTATAAGTATCTACGTTTCTGTCTGAAATCACTTTAATATCTACAAAATATTCATTCGGAATTTTATCTTTAGTGTCAAACATAAAATAATAAGCGTCAGGAGTTCTATTAATCATAGTCCAATCCTGTACTTGTACTTCAGTATTCGCACCCTCTCTCACATATATTCTATAATATGCTTCAATATTTTCTAAAATATCTTTAGATGAATATGCTTTTTTTATAGTTACGTTAACTTTTCTTAAATCTGTATTTAATATTTTTTCATTTTGTTTAATACCATCAAAACTAAAACCATAAATTTTAGGACTATTTGTAAGAGTACCAATTTTATAGTTACCATTTTTCTTTAGTAACACAAATTCGTTTTCTGCATCATCAATAGGTACACTATTAACAGACAAACCTTTCCATATATCATAATAAAGACAAGGTATTGAATTACTTGTTAAACCACTAACATTTACTTTATAGACACCATTTGTTACTAAACATGTTGTTAATCCAGTGTAAGGTAAAACATAATTACCGTTTATATCTACAATATCCACAGTTGGGTTTGAGTCGAAACTTATTGCGTTACCGTTTTCATAAACATAAAGATATAAGTTGTTATTGTTACCAGCATAAAATGCGTTTCTATCGTCCAAGATTAAATCATCATATACTGTCTCTAAATATGGTTCATAGAACGTTTGAGTATGTGGAGAAAAGAAACCTACTGAATAGTTTTCAGACATACCCGAAATATTTTCTACTTGAGGGTAGAAAGCAACTCCCCATCCTGTAACCCCCGTCAAGGTACCATTCAATATTGAATTAATTTCATTAGACATGTCAAATTCAATATCTTCGTTACCAAACTCAAAGTGTTGGGTATCAATAATTGTTAATCCACTATAATTTAGTCCTGTATTACCCGTTAAAGAGTTTGCATTATCATAAATTCCAGGATATGACCAATCAGAAATTGTTGTTGTTTGAAACCAATTAACCGGTCTATTGGAAAACGATCTATCATTTAAATTGGTTATATTAAAATCATAATAATCGTAACCAACACCCGAATCCCAATTTTGTGGATTTCCTGTTGAACCTGAAGTTTTAGGAATTCTAAATAAAATTAAATCAAATGAAGTTGCTCTTCTTCTACCTTGTGATGTGGTATCATTTAATAATTCTTTATCGAAAAAAGATGTATTAGTCATTCTAAGAGTGTGGGTTAATGGTACTCCACAATTAGTGGAAATGACTTTATCTGTTATTTGTTTTGTTAAACCACTTAAATCTATATTAAAAATATAACGGCTAAATCCTATGGGAGCTGAACTGTTGTTTGCTTTACCATAAAATAACTCAATAATCGGATTTCTTCCTGTGTTAGTATAGGAATTATACATAAGAGTATCCGACTTATCAAAGTATGATCTATATATTGACATATTAACTTTTTTATATAAATAGTTAGTTAATACGAATATTGCTATTTAAAACTTTTTGATACGCTTCTTGCATTTTTGCAAGTAAGTCATCTGTTGATAAACCATCTAATGTTACTGATGATGGTGGCATTAATGGATATGGGTGGACGTGAGTTAAACAAAATCTAACAATTAAATTTAATAATTCTAAAAGTTCTTCACCTCTAACCATAGATGAGGTTTTTGGTTCTATTTCATCAAAAACTAATGGTTGATCAATCCCATAAACTGTATTTGGAATGTCTATTTTTCCTTTACCCGGAATTATAGAATCATGTGATAATAAAAATAACTGGTTAGCTCCCATTAAAGCAACACTGTTATTAATTAATTCAGCATTCGATGGGACAGAAACATCTTTTACAATATCATACGGTAATTCGGGGGTTAATTTAGCATTAAGTACCAAACTATAACCAGGTGTAATGTCTGTTGACGATATTTTTACAAGACTTTGTAACAATGCCATGTTTATCGATGCAATTAAATCTCCTGTACTAACAAAATTTGTTGTTAAGTCCCTTAATCTTTTAGATGGACGAAAGTAAAAAGGAAATTGTTCATTAAGTGATAAATTTGGATTTAACAAAGAAGTTTTAGGATCAGTTATCACTTGTTTAAGTCTTTGGTTAATTTGATTGGATAAATCAATTAAATTTAAACCAACCGGAAAATTAACCATCTTAATTAGTCTTACACCATCAGTAGAACCTGTCAAATCTAAATCACTGTTATAGTCAAAATTAGATGTTAATGTTTTATATGCTTTTTCGTCAGTTCTTAATGCGTAGATATATAAGTTGGCGGTAAATGCTGAAAATTGATTTTCAGGGTTAATAACATCATACTCTATTAAGTATTTAATAGGTTTTTCATTTGAAACTAACCTTGTTTTTGATGTTGGTTCTCCATAAGTAATTTTAGAATAATATTTAGATAATTGTAAGAATGCTCTACTATCATCTGCTTCAGGAATTTCTCCCGTTTTGAATTGTTTGTGTTTACCAGCCCTTAATAATAATTCATCCTCTTTCAAAATAATGTCCGAACTATTTCTACCATTCAATGATATATCAATAGGTTCTGCAAAAACCCCTTTATTTGATTGGTTTTTATATGTCCCATTAAAGTTTTTAATAGGTGGAATATTCTTTGTTGAATTTAAAGAACCGGAATCTAAATTTGTTTTAGATGATGAATAATTTTCATAATTAATAGTTGCCGGTGAAGAATAAGTTGCAATCATGTAAAACTTATTCTTAGTTGTTTTGATATTTGTGTTATAATAAAATATCATTACATTTTCACCTGGTTTTGGTACTTGATTAACAAAGTACGGAAGTAAAGGTAAATAAATAAATGGATCTAAAGGTGACCAAGGACCATTTTTCTCAGGAGTTTTAGAGTTCTCATCAAACCCCACATAAGTTTTATCGGCAGCAGTTATATTTTGTATAATAGGTTCAACCCTTATTCTACCAAGCATTAAGGGATCATCATTATCAATACATACCCCAAAAAATATATTTTGTGTATCTTGTAAATTAGCCGACATTATTTATTCTTTTTTTATACTCTTCAAAAACTTTATTATATGACTGTTCAGTCACATCTAAATGCCTTGTCAATTTTATTATTAAGTCTTTAGTTTTTTCAAAGTCGGTTTGTAAAAAATCCATAACTTTTGTTAAATCACTATTTGAACTATTTTTATAATCGTTTAAAATATTTAATACTTCTTTTGTTTCCATATTACATAAATTTACCTCGTCCTTTTGATGGTTTAGCAGTAATTGGGAAAGGTCCGGCAAACCCTACTGGCGGTGGATTATATACCTCAACTTTACCGTTGGTAAACATTTCTTCATTACTCCCCTTTATTTGTGCCATCATTGCCATATTCATTAAATTAGGTCCACCATCAGGAGCATCTCCAGTAGGTAACCCCAACCCTTGCAAATTTTCTATCACATTAGCAAACGCTCTCGTATTTGATACTCCACCAAGTAGTGAAGAACCTGCAAGAGCAAAAAGGGGTAATCCTAAATTTAATTGTGATATACCTAAATTAAGTAATTTTAAAATTTCGTCAATAACACTTTTACAATTACGATAATCAATAAATGCCTGTCCTAAAACTAATAGTGCGTAAACTATGGAGGAATACATGGTTAATTGTTTATTTTTAGCCTCTTTTACAATATCAGACAAAATTTTCTCAACTAATTGTTTGATTTGTTTTTTAACAATTTTAAATAATTCCTCAACAAAAATAGAAGTAACTCTTTGCATAAAATTCACAACGAATTTCTTAAATGTTTTCATAAATTTTTCTAAATCGTCGAATAAGTTATCTAACTGTGCGGAAAATTGACTACTTATCGCTTTAACCATTATTAGAAATCCCAACATTACCTTAGGTGAAATTATTGTTTTAAATACTATTTTTGGTATCTGTGTAATTAAACTTGTATCTAAAGATGCTTTAAAATTTATATCTAAACCTAATGATGGTACCAATTCCTTCCATTTTGGATCGTTAGCTAATTCTGCAATTGCCTGTTCAACCCTATCTATTTTTTTAGAACCAACTTTTTCAGTAATAACATCTTCAACAATCGTTCTGTTTGCTTGGACATTAATAGGTAATTTTAAATCTCCACAATCTTCAAATTGCACAACACCATTAATTGTGTTATTTATTTTTTCTTCAATAAATCTAAGTTCTTGGTTTGATATTTCAAAAAACGTATCGTCAATAAAATCTTGATCACTTAGTTTGGCGGTACCTGCAACATCAATCTTTTTTGTTGGATCGGTACAAACACCCATAATTCTTTTTAATATTAAATCAAATTTTGTTTGTTCCCTCATTTCATCGGTTGTTAGACCAATACTAAAATCAAATGCACCTGTTAACGTATTCATAATTTCTGCCGTCAAAACATCAAACTGTAAAATGTCTATACTACCATAATAATCTCTTAAAAAATCAGAAACAGTGGTTCTATTATTTAATTGTGGTTTTAAAGTTATTTTGAAAAAGTCCCCAAAGTTTGTTGGGGCAATAGCCGGATAAAATTGAACGTATTCAATATCAAATAAATCTTGACCTGAAACACCCCTATAATCTGAACCTAATTGTGTTTGGTATGATTGTCCTAAGTTTTGTAATCTATCATATAAAGCCCTATTTACTGAGTTAGGTATAACACCAGGTCCGGTTGTTGATTCTTCGTAATAAAATTTAGCATCTTTATCGTCAGGAGAATATTTTAATCTTTTAAATAAATCTACCTGACTTACCTTAATATAAATCGGTTGGTTTAGTTTATCTTCATATGACTGTTCTTCTGAACATCCAATAGTTGAAACTACTTCTTCTATTAATATTTCATTTATTCTACTTTTTGTTGATTCAGCAGCCTCTAAAAAAAACCTACTAATAGTGTTTAATGATTTATTTCCTGACTTTGGTAATGATTGTTTAAATAAATCTAAAAGTTGTTCTAGTTGATTTTTAACTTCATTTTTTAATTGATTTTTAATGTCGTTAGTCCCACTTTTTAACTCATTAAGTTGTTTTGTAACGTCACTCTTTTTTTTATCTAAAGAAGTTTTTGCTTTTTGTTTTTTAGCTATTACATCATTTTTTTTATTCTGCAATGTTGTTTGGTAAGCACTAACCTTACTTTTTGCCTTTTCGTAATCATTATTTAAATCAAGTCCCATTACATTTTATATTTTGTATCACCACCATCAACATCCTTATTTATTAATAGTCTTAAAGTTTCGTCATCCATATCCGATAACGTAAAATTGTCTTCTTTGGTAGAAGAAGATTTTTCCCATATTGAAGATTGTAATTTTGAAAGGGTTAATTTTTTTTCTATCGTGTCATTAATTATTTTTTGTTGTTCTTTAATTACTGGACCGATAAGTGTCATGTCTTCAGGATCTTTTAATAATGCCAACATTTTATTTTGAATTCTAATTGCTGTTGATCTCTGCTCAACTAACTCATTATAAATTTCTTGCATTAAACCTAAAACAGAATCTTTATTAAGTGATATTTCTTTTTTTCTTGCTCTATTCATAACTATAAATATTTAATCATTGATTATGTATTTTTTTTACAGTCTCTAAATAAAGTATTTTGTATTTTTTTAAAAAAATTCTAATTTCTTTAGTGTTCATATTTGTCATTTCTCTTAAAGACAGTAAAACAATATTTTTATTAAATTTATTATTATCGTTACCTATAAAAATATTACCATAATTATCAAACAATTCTATTAATGCCTGACCCAATTTAAATTCATTTTCAACTAAAGTATTTTCGTAAACGTATGCTTTTAAATCAACTAAAAAAACATCAATAATTCTTTCAGCGTCTATTTTCTCAAATTCCATATAGTAAACCATGTCAGGACGGTTTTCTAAAGTTGCGGAAATGTCTTCGTAAGAAATTTTTCTATTAGTTTCTTTTTGATCTTTTAGTATCTGACCCATTAAGTAGTTCTTACAAATGGTGCCAAAATATGAATACGCCTTTTTATTCTTTGCGGGTTTAAACTTATCAACTTTAGTCATCAAAAAAGAATGTGTATCGTGATGGACTTCGATATAGTCCATATCTTTTCTATATAATTTATATCTTCGTATGATAGACTCAATCATTTTGTCTAATGGCATACGAAGATACTCATTATAAATTTTTTCTTTTTCTTCTTTAGTTTCTGCTAAAATATAATCTCTAACAGCCTCTTCTTCACGGACATCAAAATAGTTGTTACTTTTTGGTTTTTTTACCGTCTTATTCGATTCATATGTATTTTCATTGTTATCATTTGATAGAAACATTATTACTGTTGTTCAGGGGCATATTTTATATTTCTATCATTTGTAAAGAAATGTTCTTTTTTCGCTGAGTCAATCCAAAACGAAACTTCATTGTCTGAGATTTTTTCTTCTCCATTTTTGTAATTCCAAAAAATAGATCCCTCTCTTAGGTTCATATGTTTGTAACCAATTTTTGGAATAGTCATAATTTTTGTTGAGTTGTATGTAAGTCTTAATAATAATTCATACACAAACGTTAACTTCATCGATGGTTTAAATCCTCCATTATCTTTAAATGTGGACTTTTTAATTACCATACCACTTGTTTGGAAATTTTGATATGATAATAAAACATCATTAGTTAAATAACCAATTTCTGAATTTAAACTAGCGGCAAAGGTTGCTTCATTAGTAAACCCAACAAACATTCCTTTATCGTCGGTGTCAACCACTAAAGGAAGAAATGCGTCAACTTCAGGATACGCATCAACAAACCTTTTTACATTTTTAAACCAAATACTTGAATATTCATCATCAAACTCTAAAACACTAACCCATTCACTTTTTGCATTATCAACCCCCAAGTTTACTTGTGTACAAAAATCAAAGTCACCATCATTTTGAATTATGTTAGTTGTTAACCCACTAAAGTCGTAGTTAGATAAAAAATTCTTTAATGTGTCTTCACCTGAATGTACGATAACCAATTCGTTAATAGGTAAGTTTTGTATTGATAGAGATTTTATTGCTCTGTCAAATAAATCATCAAATCCTCTATGTGTCGATGAATTTACTGGTAATATTACTGATACGTTAAATTTTTCCATTTTTATTATTTTTATTTTTCTTCAGATACTTTTATTTTTTCTAATTGTTCAGAAAACGAATTTGCTCTTTTTTCAAAATATTCATTAAATAATGTTAATACCGATTCCTCAAATGAATTTTTTTGTGAATATTTGATTCCTGTTTCATACATCTTATTATATAATTCTTCAGATATATTATCCTCAAGCCAATTTTGTGTGTAGTTTGCAATTATGTCAACAATTTCATTAAATTGATATGTCCATATACCGTTTTCTTCATTCATCCATTCGGGTTTTAAATTAGGTACTTTACCAATTACAGGAGTACCGGTAATCATACACTCTAAAGGATATGTTCCAAAGGCAGATTCATTATCAACCCAAACAGAAACATAAGAATCTTTTAAAAATTTAGAAAAATCTTCTTGTTTAATACCTCTCATATCTCTAAAAGTAATCCATCTGTATTGTGGATATTTTAGATAAAAAGTTTTTATAATTTTTGCGGTATCTCTAGGTTCTCTTGTGTGTATAGAGATAATCGGTTTTGACGGTTTTTCTTTTCTTGTAAAATGTTCTGAAATAAAAGGTTCAACAATGTCAATGTTAACGTTTTTCATAATCTCTAAAACGTATTTTTTTTGTAATTCAGAAGTTGTAATACATTTAATAAATCCGTATTGTGCCCAAGTTATACCAGGAGGTAATGTTTCAAGTATTTGATCGTAAGCTTGACATAAAACAATTTTTCCACAAGGGAAATTTTTTAATTGTTCCATTACGTGAGCATAAATTTCAGGAATAACAATAAAATCCTCTGGTGATATTGCTAAATTTTGATTCTCTATTGGTTGGTGTGGTAGTGACATATACTCTTCTCCTAACCATTCAGAAACACCATTATAATCTTTTGTTTCATGTATGATAATAGAATTAAATCCATTATTTTTTAATGTTAATGCCATATCATAAATGTATTTTATACCTGCCTTAGGATTTCCTTTTGTGTCTTGAACTAAAAAATAAATTCTAGCGGATTTATTATTTAAATTTTCTAACGACTTTTCTACTTTTTGAATTTTTTCTAATTCCATTTTTTAAAACTTTTTAAGTATTTTATTTATTAATAAGGTGTTGAAAGAAATTTTAAAAGGTATTGTTAGATCTTTTGCCCCGTGTATACCTAAACTTTCGTCCAACTCTTCTCTTTCAGTAAGTAAAACCTCGATAAGACTTTTGAATGTGTCGTATCTGGTTACGCTTATTTGTTGCTCGGGCGTTTCAGTTTCTCCTGAAACTACAGGCAACACCGATTTTTCATAACTTACTTGTTTTTCTAATTCGTCAATATCCAAGTAATAGTTTTCTCCTAAAAATTGTAACATTTTATATTTTTTCTAAAATTTTGTCAAACTCCTTCAATGAATTAATCTCATATTCACAGTCAACATTTTTATTATAATTCGTGTTATATTTAACAACGATTTTATCTTTTGGTTTTTCTAATAATAGTTGAGGATTTGACGTAAGTAAAACATCAATTTCATCCCACATTGAATTTATTGTAAAATTTGAATAAAATTTTACTTTTTCTAAAAGACAACCAAATTTAGATAAGAAAAATAATGATGCTGGTTTTGATTTACCCATTTCGTCTGAAACTATTAATAACTCATTATTGTCTCTATACTTGTGATATATTTCATTGAGATCGTTAAAAGTAAATGTTTCGGTTGAACCCGCATGTCCAAAAATTTGCATTGCAAAATCTTCATACATAAATGAATATAATTCGTCTTCACTATTGAAACTAAAATGATCCATCAAATTTAATGAAGTAACATCACTTAAAATTTTATATTCAAAATTTTCTTTTGGTACTAACTCTTCGGTATTACCGGACATATCAAGTTCGTAGGTTTTTGATTCATCCTCTTTTTCTTCAATCATATGTTTTTCATATAACTGAGTAAATTTACCAATAGTGTCCCTTAAAACCCCGTTAATTTCAATCCCTATTCTCTTCATATTTTTTTAATATTCTACTAATTAGTGGGTTTCTTACAACGTCTTTGTCACCAAATTCGAATACACCCACATCATTTACATCATTAAACTTCCTAATCGCATCATATAAACCCGATTGTTTTTTGTCTCTATAACGGTCAGTTTGTTCAATATCTCCTGATATAAAGAATTTACTATTGAAACCTATTCTTGTCAATAGTAATTTCATTTGATTTGGGCTTGAGTTTTGTGATTCTTCAAATATTAAAATTGTGTTATCTATATTCATACCCCTCATGTAAGCTAATGCGAATACCTCAATAATTTCAGCATCTTTTAATTTTTCTCTTGCGTCTTTTCCAATAATTTTATTTAAAAGATAATACGATGGGAAAATATATGGATCTAATTTTTCTTCTAAGTTACCTGGAAGTGAACCTAATTTTTCTTCGGCTTCAACTGCCGGTCTAACAATCACAAGTTTTTCATAATGATTGGTTGGGTCCATTAATAAATCTACTGCCGCTTTCATTGCGATGTAAGATTTACCAACACCTGCGGGACCTGAACAAATAGTTATTTGATTGTTCTTTAAAAGATTATAGTAATGTTCTTGATTTTCTGTTAGGAATTTATTTTTTACTTTTTTTTTGATTACTGAATTTATAAAATCTTTTCTTGAAAATGGTTTGGATTCTTGTTCTTCAGTTTGTGGTTGTTGTTTTTTTCTTGTCATATTATTTTCTTATAATATTATAGTTGTTTTCAAAATATTCAATAGTTTCTTTTAGTCCATCGTAAAATGGTGTAAATTTAAAATCAGGTAAATATTTTTTTATTTTACTATTATCACTTGGTTTTCTGTATTGCCCTTCAGGTTTTTCTTTATCCCAGACAACATTACCTTTATAATTCATTAATTCTACAATTACGTCAACAACATCTTTTATTGATATTTCATCTGATGTTGAAAATATTATTGGTTCATTTTCCTCATAATTTTCCAAAACCCATTCTGTTAGTTTTGCAACATCACGGCTAAATATAAATTCTCTTAAAGGTTTTCCTGAACCCCATATTGTAAAATCTGTTTTATTTTCTCTTGCTAAGTAACATTTATGAATTAATGAAGGGATTACGTGCCCATTTACAATATCATAATTGTCGTTTGGTCCATAAATGTTCGTTGGTATAACTGATTTATAATTTAATCCATATTGTTCTTTATATGCCCTTATTTGAATGTCACCCATTCTTTTAGCATATGCGTATGCGTCATTTGAAAAGTGTGGTGGGCCTAAATGTATTTTAGATTCTGTTAATGGATATTCAACATTATTTGGAAAAACACAAGTTGATAAAAAGCATACTAATTTTTTTATATTATATTTTCTTGCAGTTTCAATAACATTTGTATTCATCATAATGTTATCATAAAAAAATTCACCCTTATACTTCATATTACCACCAACACCCCCAACTTTTGCTGCACAATGAATAACACCATCAAAATGATTTTGATTAAAAAATTCATCAACTTTATTTGTGTCTTTAAGATCGACATCAATGGACGTTGGTTTAACGTATTTTTTTTGTGAGAATTCTGTCCCTACTAAACCATACCCACCTGTAACTAATATTTTACTTTCCATAATACTCTAACCAATATTTAATCATTTCATCTAACATTGATTCAAATGTATACTCTGGTTGCCATAATAATTCTTTTCTTAGTTTTGTTGAATCCCCTTTTAAGTTTTCCAATTCTTCAGGTCTAAAGTGTTTTTCATCAACAACAATATAATCTAAATAATTTAAACCTAACGATTTGAATACGTATTCACACAAATCTTTTACTGAATGTGATACTCCGGTTGAACAAACATAATCATCCGGTTTTTCTGTTTGTAACATTAACCACATAGCGTAAACATAATCTTTTGCGTGACCCCAATCTCTAGTTGCCGATAAATTACCAATATGTAATTTATCTTGTAAACCTAAACTAATTCTAACAGCCGCCTTTACAACTTTATTTGTAACAAAGTTAGTTCCTCGTCTTGGTGATTCGTGATTAAACAAAATGCCGTTCCATATTTTCATACCATAAGAGTTTCTATAATTTCTACAAATATTGTATGAAAATACTTTTGCACACCCATAAGGAGAAACCGGATCCATGGGGGTAGTTTCTCTTTGGTACCCGTCATTATCTATGTTATTACCAAACATTTCTGAAGACGACGCTTGATAGATTTTAGAGTGTGGTGATACCATTCTTACCGCCTCTAATAAATTTAGAGTCCCTAAACCTGTTGCGTTTGCTGTATACAATGGTTGATCAAAACTAATTCTTACGTGAGATTGTGCGGCTAAATTATATACCTCATCTGGTTGGACTTTTTGTAATACTCTTACTAAAGATGCCATATCCGTTAAATCTGCGTATTCTAAATTTATTTTATTTTCATCTCTTAAATTATTAATTCTTGATGATTGTGTTTCAGATACTGAATTTCTTTTTACGGTACCCCACACTTCGTAACCTTTATCAACCAAAAGTTCGGCTAAATATGAACCATCTTGTCCGTTTATGCCTGTTATTAATGCTCTAATCATAATTTTTTAAATATACAAGTTAAAATATTTTCATCATTATCTATAGGTGTTCTAATAGTATCTTCCACATTAGATTTTGATACTAGTTTGTAACCCATTTCGTTAAAAAAGTTAACAATAGAAACATCGTTAAAATGCCATAAATGCTCGTCTTCACGTCTATGTTTCCATTTTTCAAACCAATCATCATTAAAATTATGACACCAAGGAACACTTATAAAGACATACTTACAATTTAAATTTTTTATAAAAGTAATATCCTCAAAATGTTCTAAAACATCAAAAAAAGAAATAACCTCATAGTAATCATCAAAAATACTATTAACAAATTCAACATTTGATGGGACTGGATATCCTGAAACATCGTTTCCGTAACACTTAATTTTTGTTTCTGAACATAATTTTAAAAAATCACCATTACCGTAACCAACATCTAAAATAGATTCTGGAATTTTATTAATTGATGATATTAAATACCCTAATCTTAATCCTGACATTTGAAATCCTTTTATTCCGTATTGATTATATCTTTCATCAATATACTTTTTATCATATGTCTGTAACTTGTTTTTTATACTAATCTGTTTTATTAAACCATTAGGTAATATTTCATAATTTTCAATCATACTATTTTCCATTTATTTCTTAATTTATGTGAATAACCGCGACTTTTTTGTAGTGTATGAAAAAATATATTATCATTTAAATCTACTAAGTCAACTAATAAATGAAATGACGACTCAACACAATGAACTTCTTCTGCTTTTTCAATTAAATAAAGAAAATCAAAAATATTTTCACTGTATTTTTTAACAAATATTTTTTTATACTCATCGTTAATTTTTGAATAATCAATCCTATCTACATTATCACTACCTGCAGAATGTATTAATACAAACTTTTCATTATTAGGGTTAAGTTGATTATATAATTTTTTTTCTCTTTCATAATCACGAAGAACTTTAAATTTTTTCCACCTTTCATTAGGATCAATCCCGTGTTGGGTATAAAACAATTCGTCCCAGCTAAACTTACTATGTGGACTTGTCGGGGATGCCGTTACCCTTATAGTTTTTTCATTTAAATTATTTTTTATTATGTAATTTTCTATTTCAGACACGACACCAACAGGAATAACGTTAATATTAACATCATCCCTATACATAAATTCAACACTACCATAATGATATGGGTGACAAAATACATTTAAAATATCGTATTTTTCTTTAATGCACCTAACTAAACCATTACAAATAATGTGATCACCCATCCCTAAATGATGAAAAATATATACTTCATTTTTTTCCATTACATTTTATTTAAATTTTAATCCAAGTTTCAGGAACTATGTCTGAAGTATTAAGTCCTAATTGTGGACCAAACCAATTTTTGGGCGCAATTATTTTCTTATCTTTGTTATTATTAAGCCAAGCCCCCCACCAACTAAAAGATGAATTTGCAATTATATTATCTTTACACATACTCATTAAAAAAATATTTTCAATATCGGATATCCCTTCAATAAAATTAACGTTTTCAAACTTTATGTTATTTTTACACCATTCTATGTCATCAGAAAATACTAAAATATTATCATAGTGTCCAATAATTTCTAATGCTTTTTTATAATAGTCCATACTTTGTACAGGATGAAAATTAGTATTATTTAAATAATCTCCCCTTCTAATATGTAAAGAAATTGAATTGTTATTAATTGGAATTATTTTATTTAATTTTTTTTTAATTTCTTCTCCTGGTGAGAGGTCATATTTAATTTCATTTTCAATTTCCTTAAAATACTTTTCTGTTTGCCAATAACCTTCAAAATAATAATTAATGTTTGGTGATAGATTGTGTTCCGTGTGGTAAAAATTATCAAAAATATTACTATAATTAAAATTATCTATTTTCGAATTTATTTCATAATTAATATTTGGAAACTTGTTTAAAGAAAACTCTCTTTTTGTTATACCGACTTGATTGTTATATAAACCGACATCAAGGTAACAATCAACCTTATATTTGTGTTTTAAATGTTTATAAAATGCCCATTGAAATAATTGATTTCCTAACCCACCTTGTAATTTAACAATATTCATATTAAACTATTACAAACTTTTTATTTTTTAATTCTCTTTCGTGTTGAAACTTCGGTAAGTTTATTAAAGATTCGTTAAAGATTGGTGGAGCCTTATCTATAAATTTTTTATTAACAAATATTAAATTGCAATAAGCAACTTCACAGTAAAGATAATAACCTTTTTTCTCAGCCAATGAACATAACGCTTTAAAAGATGCACTATATGCGTGAGAACCATCAAAAAAATGAGATTCGTCATATTCTAAAGAAACTGAAGTATTAATATCAAAATTTGAATTGTATTCTATTATCACAATGTTTGGTGTTCTATTTATTTCTTCCCATACCCAATAATCGTTACCGTCAATGTCTATACTTAAAATATCAAAAACGTTTGGTACAGAGTATTTGTCAAATAAAAAGTTTATGTTGTTTTTAGTTATGAATTCTTTATGTACTCCATTTACTCCGGCCTTTGGTCCTCCATCCATTTGTAGACCATCCCACCCACTATCTAAAAACATTCTTATATTAGATAACCAATACCCATCAGATGCACCAAACTCAACGCAAAATTTATTTTCCTCTCCTATTTTTTCTATAATTTCTTTTAAAATTATACTTTCCCCATGTTGTGAGTAATCTTTCATATATTAATTTTTTTAATTTTTATTATAAACCTATCGTTTTCTTCTAAATACGATTCTACTCTACTACCTAAAATTGACAGTAACGAGTCTTTATTTACTTGACTCCAATCTTCAGCTAAATTTGTTCCAAATAATCTTAAATCATCGATAATTATTAAACCATCGTATATATATGAATCGTTTATATTTTTTAATTCTTCATTTAATGGTACATCTTTTATTCCTTTTGCGGTATTACCTGAAGAATAGTGACCGTCCAAAAAAAAGATTGTTTTATCCTCTAACTCTTCTATAACTTTACTTAAAACAACTGCACTATCACCTAAAAAACTTTTAAGTTTAGTTTTATCATAATCAATCAAATTAAAATTTTTATACAAAGACTCACTTAGCTCTATTGTAAATAATTTGTTAAAATCATTAACAAATCTTAAAATAGTCTCCCCCATATATGTCCCCGTCTCAACAAAATTAGGGTATGTTGGTAACTCATCATTTAATTTTTCTAATATCGATTCTAAGTCTTTTTTTAGTAATGTTGGCATAATTATTTTTTATTTTGTTTTATGAAAAGTCCATCCCCCCATGTCACTCCGTCCCAACTTTCCTCAACCAATTCAAAATTGTGTTCTTTTAAAAAGTCAATTAGTTCAGTAATTAATGTACCATTTTCATAAAGATGAACTTTGTTTATTTCCGATATAATATAATCTATACTATCTAAAGTTTTTTTACCTCCTTTAAATACCTCTAACTCATAACCCTGAACATCTATATTAATCATATTATAATCTTCTCTATTAAATTCTATCGAATCTAATTTCATCATTTTTACAGTTTCTTTTTTATTAAAAACAATGTGTGGGTATTGGGTTAAATGTATTTTAGGTTCTAATATTGACGACGACATCCTTTGATTATTTTCCTCAACATACATTTCAACTTCCCTTTCTTCGTTTCCAAGTGCAACATTGTATAAAATTCTATCAGGTGAAACCCTACTTTTAAGAGTGTTAAAAGATTCCTGTAATGGTTCAAAATAAATTACATTTTTTATCCCTAATGAGTTATAGGTTGGATCCTCTTCCCCATGGTGACCACCAATATGTATAACTCCAGTTATATTTAAGTTATATTTTTTATTAAGTTCGTTTAAATTTAAAAGCATAATAAGTTAATTCTTCCAATATTTATATGTTTTAGTTTCGTATTCGATGAGAGGTTCCTCAATGAATAAACATTTTTTTCCCAATTTTAAAATCTCTTTCCAAGTGTGGTAATCTTCAGTTCCACGATATTTAGGTTCTTCAGTTATTAAACCTATATTTAATAGTAATTCTTTTTTTACTAAAACAGAAGAATTAATTATAAGATTATGTTTATTAATTAATTCAAAATCAAACTCTAAAATGTTCAATGGGTTAAAATGATGCCAAACTCCTAAATGAATTCCTTTTGCCCATTTATTACCTTGAGCATTTGCTTCAGATGAAATAAAATCAAACTTATCTGAATATATCATTTGTTTTTCTAATTTTGTTGCCATCCATATGTCGTCATCATCTAAAAATGCCACCCATTCACCAGAAGAATTTTTAATACCTACGTTTCTTCCACAAGCTGGTAACCCACTTCTGTTTTCTAAACGAATATATTTTATATTTTTATTGTTTTTAAGTTCTTCATATCTTGGATCATCAGAACAATCATCTACAACTATTATTTCAATATCTTTATATGTTTGATTAATTACTGAATCAATAGCTCTATTTACTAATTCATATCTATTGTATGTGGGTATAATTACACTTATCATGTTATAAAAGTATTAAATGATCGTTAGTTAATGGGGTTTCATCTATATTAATTCTTTCCCCTATAAATCTACCATTCTCTCTCTTAATAGTGAACGGTTTTTTTTCAAAAAACTCGTCGTGGGTATGTCTATCATTTTGAAACACCTGATAAATTGTTTTTAAAAATGTTTGATCGGATCCGTACCCTAATTTTACGTCTTTATTGAATTTTAATATCATTTCAGTCATTGGTACCTGTTTTGCCTTAATTCCCCACATACCCCCTAAGATACCTAACTGATCGTTACCATAAGGTATTCCATGTGCTGGGTGATCTCTCATTACGTGTAATGTTTTTTTACTGTCTATCCATTCTTTAACTGCTACCGACTCCCTTTCGGAAAGTCTTGAATCACAGTCTCTAAAACAAACGTATTCAGCATTCTCTAAATCAGAAACCAAGAACCTCCAAAACATTCCATAAATGCCGTTATTAGTTGAGTCAATACAAACCGCTCCATTCCTTTCTAAATTTTTTATTGTCTCTTTAGGTACGGTATTATCATAATATAAAATCATTTTCCAATTATGGTATATCTCTTTAATTTGTTCAGAATTTCTAATTGCTCCTACATTATATAATGGGTTATCTCCCCATAAACTATAACTTAAATAATTCATTAAAATATGTTTTGGTAAAGTTTATTAAGACTTACATCCATATTTACATTATGTCCTTGTGTTACGTGTGAGTCTAGTTGTAAATGTTTTAAAATATTATTTGTGATTAACATTTTTTTATTTTTTATATGTGAAAAGTACGTAATTGATCTTTCATGTGCATGTCCACAAGTTTTTGTTTCTTTAATTCTATCCGCCATTGGTTCAAACCATTTCATGTACTCATTAAAAATGTCTGTTCTAAATGTTGTATTTGATGTTGAGGACCAAACTGCATTTGGATTTTTTTGTAAAACTTTAGAATAATAACTAATTAAATCTATTTTGTTTACTTCTTTTATAATTGGTAAAATGTGTTGGTTCCATTCAGGATTTTGAACAAACTGAAAATGAGATATTGGGAAGGGTACATAACCTATCATTTCTACATTTTCATTATAAAGTTTGGTGTGAAACTGATCAATATTTTTATTTAAAAGGGTATCGTATTCAAATAAATTTACATATTTTGTTTTTATTAAATTATTTTTCCATAAACAATACCATCCCGTGTATGAAGTAAATAATGGGTATTCTTCCAAATTACCATCATAATTCCTTGCAATTATTACGTTGTTATAATTTTCTAATTTATCAATATCACGATTACCTAAAAATACGTACCTATAATTGTATAGATTAGAAAATTTCTTTTTATTTTCAAATTCGATAATTAAATCTTGATCGTGAACAAAAATGAAAGTTTCTGACTCGTCTTTTTTATTTATATCTATTGGTAAGCTATCCTTATACCTTTCCGCAAATTTAACTCTATTATCTTCCCATTGTTGATTCGTTTGTCCAATAGAAAGATGTGTTACTCTAACATCAAACATAACCCCGATCTTTACATTGTCTAAAAAGTTAGGTAAACAAAAACCTAAATCATAAAAATGAAATCCTTCAATTGACTCATCGAAATTGTGTTTAATATTCTTTTTATTCACAACAATAAACAACCCATCAATTAAAACAACATCCTCTAATTTATTACCAATATCTTTTGAATATGTACTAGTCCATTTTTTACCTTCATGTTTATGATTAACAACACCATACATAGTATTAAAAACTTCCCACCACTTAGCATTTGTGTCTAAGTATTTTGTCCCTGCTAACCCTAAAATACCATATTCTGGTGCCTTTTGAAAATGTTTTAGTATCTTGTCACCCCAATTCTTAGTATCCATTTCTAAATCATCATGACATAAAACAACGATGTCATGTTTAGATTCATTTAATATTTCATTATAAACTTGAGATAAGGATTTTTCCCCATTATTGACTTTTTCAATAATTTCAACTTCTTTGTACATTGAAGTTTTTTGTAAATAATCAATATATTCTTGATTATGTTGTCTTGTTGAAACCCCTATTGTAATCATAACCCTGTACTACCAAATCCTTTATCGTTTCTATCTTTTTCACCAATCTCTTCAACTTTAACCAAATTAACCCACATACCACACATTACCGGACATAAAACTGCTTGTGCAATTTTTTGCCCTTTTTCTATTTTAATTCTTTCATTGGTTGTGTTAAACATGATTACTTTAACTTCTCCTTGATACCCATTATCTACAGTTCCTGGTGAGTTTAAAACCATAAGCCCTTGTTTAAGTGCTAAACCACTTTTACTTCTAACTTGAATTTCATAACCTTCAGGAATATCAAATCTTAAACCCGTAGGTATTAGTTTTCTATCGTTTGCTTGAATCCAAATATCTTCAGTTGATCTTAAGTCAAATCCTGAATCAGATTCATAAGCATACTCAGGATTTTTATTGTCACTTTCATTAACATACTGTAAAGGAATTTTTTCAAACCCCATATGGTTGTTCATTTCAAGAAAATGTTTTTCCATATCTTCCATATTAATACCCATAGATTCTAACATTGACTCGGGATTAGTCATATCGATATTGTTTACATTTTCCTGCAAACTTTTTAACATGTCCATTTGTTCTTTTACTTCTTTTAATCTTTCAATCATTACTTAAGTTCTTTTAATTTTTTTATGAATTGTATTAAAACATCAACATCCTTTTCACAATATTCTGAAATTTGTGGTAAATTTTGTTCCACCCAATATGCTTGATGTACTTTACCACCTGTTACATCACCGTCTTTAGGTGTTGGTATACCCATTGTGGAACAAACTAAGTCAAGAGATCCGATAGACGTGTATGCCCCGTATTGCCATATTTCTTTTGTATCGATGGCTTTCACCTCCCAAGGCTTAGTATCGTAAGATGGTAATAACTTAGACGGTAAAATTCCGTTTATTATCGTTCTTTTTGCCAACATTGGTATATCAAAATTCTTTAGGTTGTGTCCACAAAGATAAAAATCTAATTTTTGACATCTATCTAAAAGATTTCTTACTTGTAGTAATAACTCTTTTTCGTCGTCACCTGAAAATGTTTGTTTTTTTACTTCTCCATTTTCCATAACAAATGCCATAGAAACACAAACTATTTTTGCAAATTCAGGAACAAGGGCTGATCGTTTTTTAAATACATCATCTTTAGATAAATTAATATCTTCAGGAAATCTTTTTAAAAACCAATCAAAATATTTTTCAAACTGTTCTGCAATTTCAGGACTAAATCTTTCACATGATTCTAAATCAGGACACCCACCAACGGTTTCAATGTCTAAGAATAATATTTTTGTAATAGGTATGTTTATCATTTTACTAATGTTTTATAAAGTTCTGCTCTTTCTTTAGTTACGATATTTAAATCGTATTTGTCTTTAACTGTCTCGTATAATCTTTCACCTAAGTCTTGTGCCCAATTGGGGTTATCTATTAATTTTTTTATATACTTAGCCCAATCACCGCTTCTAACTTCCTCAACTAAAAGTGCATTACCATCTGTGAATTCACCATTTTTAAGTGAGTGTTTTAAATCTATAGTGTAAGGACCAACATTAGAAGCAATTATTGCCTTTTTATAAAACCCCGCCTCGATTACTTTTAATTGAGATTTTACTCTATTAAAAATGTGGTTTTTAATGGGTGCTAAAGAAACGTCAAACCATCTATAATTTGATGCATAACTTGTAACAGGTTTAGTCCAAATACGATTATATGTTGGAAAGTTAGGGTTAACTAAATCACCTTCTTCAAATTTTATTAATTCGTCTTTTTGTTCGTTTGTGACTAATCTGTACTTATCTGTAAATATTTCTTCGTACCTTGCCCAAACAGTTTCTTCAGGTTTAATTGGTCTTTGTTTTTGTTCACCTGTCTGTTTATTAACTTCAGTCACAGTACCCCTTGTGTCAAATCCACACAGATAGACAGAAAATTTATCTTTTAAATTATTTAACTTATTAAAAGTACCATCTAAAAGTTTTAAATCATGTAAGTGAGAAGAACCACCTAACCAACCAAATCTTAACCTATCTGAAGGTTGTGTTTCAGCTTTAAATTGGGGTTCATTTGGGTTAATAGCGTTAGGTAAAACAAAAACATTTTTATTAAGTTTTTCAATTTCTTTAGCAAATAAAGAAGTTGTTGTTGTTACATAACCAGCAACTTTCAGGTTAGCCATTATTTTTTGATTTATTTTATTTTGTAAAATCAATTGATGAATAGGGTGTTCCTTTGTTGGTAACCAATAATCATCTAAATCCATAATAGTTAAAATCCCCATATTATTTAACATTTTAATAATCTGAACCGCCATATCGTAATCTTGACCAATACTTCTATGAAAATGTACTATTTGATATTGTTTCCAATAATTTAAATCATTAATTTTTGGTTCGTAATCTATGTCAACATGGAAATCGTTAGGGTAAAGGTTTTGTAACATTACATGTGGATCGACACTTCTGAATTTACCAACACCTGTCTTATCTGATGGTAATACTAATACTTTGATTTTACTCATATATAAACTTTTAATAAAATATAATATTAATAAAACAAAAAATCCACCTTTTGGGGGTGGATTTAATCGATGATGCACGATTTTTATTTTTCTAACTTTTTAATTTTTGTTACTTTACCTATGAATAAATGTTGTCCTACTTTAAACTGTATAACTTCATTTGAGTTTGAAGTGGACTCAACTAACATTCCAGCTTCTTTTAGTTCTTCTCTTACAACATCCCTAACCGTATCTCTAACAATATCCCTCAACATTGTTTTAATTTCACTAACACTAACATTTGATGATCCGTTCATTTGTTGTGGAATATTTATTTGTTCTGAAACCACTGTAGGATTATCACTTATTTTACTTGAATTTAAATTCATTAATCTTTGTGCTCCCTGTATTACCTCTTCTGAAATATTTGCCGACCCGTTAATACCGCTAGGCTGAACAATTGGTTGTTCTATCATTAATCTTTTTATTTCATCAGGTAATTTAGAATTAATAATTCTATTCTCATCTAATGGTTTTGTTGGATCGTGAAATGATTTTTGTTGTGTTTGTTCTGAAATTAATTCTTGAGGTAAATTATACTTGGCGTTAACTGATTCAAATTCTTCAACCATCGGGGCGTTAATTTTTCTTGTATCCACACTTTTTATTTGTTCAGATCTTTCCATTATTTTTTTTGAAACTGCAAGTCTTTGCATTAGTTCTTCTGCTGATGATCCCATATTACGTTATATTTTCTTCATTATCGAATTTTGCGTTTATAAAAACCCTATCCATTGATCTATCACCGTTAGGGTTATAGTTAGGTCTTACTTCACTAAAATTATCAAAGGTTGGTTTGTAAGTAAATATTTTATCCACTCTAAAGAACCTCCAACCCGGTAAATAATTACCTTCGTTTTTTTCTGACCATGAAGCGCCTTCTGTTTCCCAGGCCCTCAAAACTTGATTACCCTTTTTACTGACACCAAAACAAACGGGTTCAATTGTTCTATATCCTTTACCTCCATTATCATCACCGTCATAATAAATAATAACGACTTTCTTATTCTTAATGGAGTCCTGAATATCAGAGATAGCGGCAGCTTCTGAAATGATATTTTTTAAATTATTTAAAAGTTTCATTTAACAGTATAGTACGGGTTATTTGATGAATATTTATTTACTTTTAAATCTTCTTTTCTTTCAAAAATATCAGTAGATGTTCCGGCTTTTTGATTGTACAAATCAAAATCACCTGTACCCCTACCAATTTTATCACCATCCGCTAACGCATCAGGATGAACAGAAGAATATTTATTCTCTTCTTTAAAGTCGTTTCTTGCAAACATTTTTTTTCTTTGTTCTTCAGCTATTTGAGATAATTTATTATCTGGTTGACTAAAATCTAATTTATCTGATTGTACTGACATTATATTATTTTTTTAATTAATTTATTTATTCTTTTAACTTCTTCACTAACTGACAGTTTATCTGCGGTTGAGGAGTGTGACGCATTCATGTTAAAATTATTTTTTTCGTGTGAATCATTGTATTGATTTTGCATACCAGCATCACTTTTTATTTTTTTACCCCCATCTAAATTATTTCTCCAAACCTTTAAAACCTCATCACACCAATTTTTCATTCTATCACCACCATTTAAAATAAATGGGGCGTCTTCTTTATTACCATTATAACTATCAAACCAACTTTTTATCCTTTTTATTTGTTGGTATGTTGCAGATTTTGTCTGTCTTAATTCCTGATTTCTATTAAACCCTTCAGTATTTGAGTCCCCTTGTACCGAATTAAAACAATCATTTAAATGTTTTAATAACGTATCAGGCAAAACTGCAGTATTATTATATAAATCACTGTTCATCTTTTATCAATTTAATTAAATGGTTTAAAGAAACTCCTTGTTTTTTTGCCATATTTCTTAATGAAGTAACATTTTTTTTAAGTGTATCAGTAATTTCAATATTTTTTTCATCATCATTTTTACTTGACAAAACAATATCTTCTATGATATCCTCATTTTCATCAATGCCCTTTTCTTTTAAAATTAACCTATCTACAAAATTTTTTTTATTTTTGATTTTTTTAGGTGCTCTTTTATGTAAGTTTGGTTTTTTACCTTGTTGTATTGCTCTCTCTATTGCGTCTTCCTTACTTAAACCTAATTTTTTTTGGTAATGTTTAACTGTATCATTATAGTCCATAAACATGGTTGCCTCAAAACCAAAAGCGTCTTCCATATCAACTTCTTTAATTTCTGATTCACCATAATAACCGTACCATCCCCTTAAAAGTGGGTCTCTTGGGTTTCTTGACATACCAACTATCTTATCAGTAAATGTGATACCTTGCATAGTTGAAGCCGGATTTAATATTGGAATACTTGACGATGTCCAAGTACCGTCATCATCAATTAATTCTGTTACTTCCTCTTCTTTACTATCTTTTTTGTCTTTTTTTGTTTTAGACTTAAATATCTCATGAGTTTTACATGGCATATATTTTCTTTTACCATCCTCATTGTGGTAATGAAATCCTGAACAACCTAATGTTTTAGAAACTCTTTCTGCTCTTTCTTTAGTAGAGTATTTATATGTTTTCATAGAGTCTTTTACCTATAAATACTCGCAACAAAGTATTTATCTTAAAAAAGAATGCCTAGTCAAAATTTAAATAGTTATTATTACCCAAGATACCGAGCTAAATTAAATTATGGACAATATTTTGATTTAACTTTGGCATCTGACGAAAGAGATTACGATGAAGAAGTTGTATTCTCTACGGATGTAATTGCCGCAAATGACGGTAATAGGCTTCCAATTTACTTGGATTTAAGTTCTTCTGAATCATCACCACAACCTGTGGTAGGATTTTACGATTACATTTCGGGATCAACATTAGTTTCTAAAAATTATTATAACCCAAGTAATGTAGATTTATCTTGTTATTCTGCGTTTACTGGTTCTTGTGATGTTGGGTTGGTCGGAACCGATAATGGTTTATATCAAAAAATGTCGGGCGAAACATTATACTATTCTATGGGTATAAGAAATGACTATAAATTTCACCCATATTATAGAGACAGAAGATTTAAAATGACACCAGTAACGGGTTATACACAATCACCAAATATTAGATTTTCAGGTTTACCTAAAAATACCATTTATAACATGGTTTCAAAGTCAGAGGCAAATGTAGGGTATTACCAACAACTTTACGGAGGGTTTTATCAAGGGTTTTATAAATTATTTGGGTATGATTATGAAGTGTTTCCTGAAAGAGTTAATAAAGGATGGACAGTTGAGATGCTTTTGAAACCAAGAATAACTGAGGAGTATACTATCAATCAATCAACCGAACAATATTTAAACGATTTATACCCGAATAATTCTGGAACTTTTTTTTTCTTCGGAACTAGATCAGAAAATAAATATTATCATTTTGCAGAAGGACAACCCTCAACCGCATCAACATATACAAGAGTTACTGCAACATCAAAAAGTTTAAAAACATGTTCTTGTTCTGATACAGGTGTAACAAATTCTAATTGTGTTTATGTATATCCACAAAGCGCAACTACAGTTGTGCACAATATTGGGTGCACATGTGGCGAACCCGCTTGTGGTGAAATTGTTCCACAACCACCTATCGATCCTAAATTTGATGTTTTATCAAACGCAATGTCAATAAGGTTTAGTGGTTGCCCTGTAAATCCAAGTATCTGTGTAAAATATTTAAAAATAACGGGTGATTGTATTACAACAGGTATTTGCGAAACAACAGGAGTTACGTTCCAAACGGGATATACAATAACAGAGGTTTGTGGACCACCAATTTATGAAATATGTAATTTACCATGTTCTGCAGATACTGAGGACAGATGGGTTATGGTTAGTGCCTTATTTGAAAGATATACAACAATAGAAGACTGCGACTTATTACATTTAGGAGGTTTAGGTGATTTAAGAATAAGAACTTTCCAATCAATCCTTGATGGGGCGTCTTACAACTTAATAATGCCACCACAAACACATATAGGTTCACCAAAAGAAAATCAAATATTTAAAATTGAATTTGATAGGAAATGGTTTGATGATGCTTGGTATAGAATGGGATTACTTAAAATATATGTTAATGGTTATTTTTACATGGTGGTAGAGAATTTTGAAGAGATAATCCCAAGAGAATTAAATACTGAAAAAGAAAAACAAATAGGTGTGCCTTTTAATTTTTCATTTGGTGGGGGGACTCAAGGATTACACAACCATTTAGTTTTTTCATCAAGTACAATGACTGATGGTCCTTACATACAAGATCCTGAATTATTCCCTAATAATATTTTATCGGCGACATCATTGTCGGCGTTAACTACTGACATATTAATGGAGCAAAATTTTGGTGGGACATTTATGGGTGGGGTATCACAATTTAGGATGTATGTTGAACCATTAACAACCCCACAAATACAACATAATTTTAGGGTATTAAAAAATAGATATGACTTATTGGATTTTTGGTGTCCTAACTGTTATAGTGAAATTTCTAATGGTTTTGTGGATCCTGATTATATCGAACCTAATTATTTCGAATAAACTTTATATTTATAAAATAAAAAAATGCCATTAGTAACAAGACAATACGGACCGAACGCAAAAAATTTAAAACTATCAGTTTATGATATGGATATGAATCTGTACTACTTACAAAACTTAGGTGTAAGTGGTTTTTCATATTCAAATAATGTTTTTACTTTAACAAACCCAACAGGGGGTACAAAATCTGTTACAATAAATTCTGTAACAGGGCTTACTGTAAATGGAAATTTAACTGTAACAGGAAACACTTCATTTAAAGGATTGACAGCAACAACAATATCGGCAACAACATATCAGAATTTACCCGTAACTGCAGATACGTATTTAACTGGTGGGACATATTCAAATGGAGTTGCGACATTTACAAACAATACGGGAGGTACTTTTAATGTTAGTGGTTTTTATACTGGAGGTACACCATCTGTTAATTACACAATATATAAAGCACTCATTACGCTCAGCATGGGGACATTTACTATAAGTCAATTGGAAAACACTATTGGTGATGGTAGTAACGCAAGCCCTAATGATATAGTGTGGAATATTCCTGTTGGGACTAATGGTGTGTTAAATGCTACTAAGGCAAATGCATTTTTAAATCCAAATAAGATTTCAATTGACGTATCAAATATAACTGGAGGTGGGGTTCCATATATTTGTACCGCACAAAGGGCAACTAATAGCATAATACAAGTGCGTATTTTTTTACATGATGGTACACAAGCGTCAACACCAAATTTTTCAAACTTGCCAATAGAAATAAGAATTTATAACTAAATTAATTTTTTTAAAAAAATTATAATAAAATGTATTTTTAAAATAAAAAATGTCAAATAAAAAAATATCTGAATTACCATATATTAATGGAGGTGAAATTTCTGGAAACACTCTTGTTCCTTTAGTTACCTATTTTAGTGCTGTAACAGGAGATACTGTTCACACATATGTTTCAGATTTACAAAATTATTTAACTAGTGGTATTACTGTTAGTGGTAATTATTTACCATTAAGTGGTGGAACTGTAACAGGAGGAACAGTATTTCAAAGCGGACTAACCGCTAATACAATATCTGCAACAACATATTATAATCTTCCAGTAAGTGCTGTCACTAATGGAACGGGTATTTCTGCGACAATAAGTAATGGTCATGTAATTATAACTAACACATCTCCCGACAAAGTTGTTACAATAAGTGGAGGTACAGGTATTACAACAGGAGGTACCTACCCAAATTTTACTTTGGTTAACTCAGCTCCCGACCAAGTTGTTACAATTACAGGAGGGACAAACATACAAATTGCGGGAACCTATCCAAATTTTGGAGTTAACTTTACAGGTACAACAGGTTCCAACTTTACGGGTGGAACAGTAACAGGTGCTACTAATTTTACAAATGGTTTAACTGCAAATACAATATCTGCAACAACATACAATAATTTACCAATAAGCGGTATTACAAATGGAACTGGTATTACGTCAACAACTAGTAATGGAAATGTAACAATAACAAATACGGCTCCTGACCAAACCGTAACTATTAGTGGCGGAACAGGTATTACAACAGGAGGAACATATCCTAATTTTACTTTGGTTAACTCAGCTCCTGACCAAACCGTAACTATTACAGGTGGGACAAATGTA